GACTATTTCTTCTTTGTACGTGGTTTTTCACTCATGAAGAAACCTACAACACCTGATGCACCACATGCAATCATAATAATGTTCTGCCATAAATCAATTGGTACACTGATACCAATCATGGCAAGAACACCTGCAAGTGCAGCATAAGATGAGGGTTCTTTAAAACGATCTATAATACGAGTCATTTTATTCTCCTTTTACTTTGTGTCTTTAGTTGTTTACCACTATTCTTTCGTATAGTAGTTCCATGTTTTTTAGCCCAATTCTTAGCAATTTTTGGGTGGTTAGCAAATAGAAAAGAACGTTGATCTTTTGATTTAAAAGGCATTAGGATTTATATCCTTTACCTCGACCTTTGACGGCAGCACCCCAAGGTTTTTTAATAGTAGGACGAGGTGATCTAATTGTCATTACTTGTTTACTGCTTTTTAATGTACCTCCTCCTGCTTTTTTTACTTTCTCAAATGGTGCTGGTGCTTTTGCTGTTCCCGGTTTTGCAAGCATCTTTTGATACCCTTTTTTAAGACTATTTAATACTGACTGAGCTGACTGAGCTTGTCCTGTTTTAATTAATGTGTTGGCTTCTTTTGTTGCACCACTTACTACTGAACGACCACCCGGTTTAATAACTGTTTTAATACCTGGACCAGATTTTTGTGCTATAGCCTTTTCTAAATCTTCTATAACTTTGCCAGGATGTTTTGCTTTACCCTGTTGAATTAATCTTTTAGCTACATCTGGAAGTTTTCTAATAATAACTCGTGCTCCTGCCATAATAACAGGTATTCCTAATACTGCTGGTGCAACCATAATCTATCTCCTATCTTCCTTTATAACGAGCAGCACCCCAACCTCTGGGTTTCTTTATCATACCACCTCGTTTTCTGTTTACAACTTTACTTCCCTTTTTAAATGAATCTACTAATTTCTGTTTTGGACGTACTGGTGAACCAGCCGGAGTAACTCCTGTTGATGGATCTACAATAAAATCAACTTTTCCCGGTTGAGTATATGCATCTTTCCAATCTAAAGGTTCAGGACTTCCTGCCTTTTTCCATGCAGTTACATCAGCCTTTTTATCTTTTGTTATAAAACCAGCATCTATAGCATCCATTTCTTCTGCAAATTTATTTTCTAACTTAGCTATTCGACTTTCAGATACAACTTTATTTCTAACTCTTTCTGCTTTAGTTAATTTATTACTGAATCGTTCTAATGCTTCATCTGTTGCTTTTCGTCTTGGAGCATCAGCTTTCCATCTAGCAATAAGTTTAGGATTATTTATATTTATTTCTCCTGCTGCAAAAGCCTTATCCAATTCTGATGGTAGTAATCGTGATAGATCCATCTCTACCTGTTCTTCTGGACCTTGAATATAATATGGAGCACGATCAGGATCTATTTTTTGACCTTCCTTCCACATACCTTCTTCTCTTAGAGGTACACCTTTAACAGTTTGTCTAGTTCTACTTATTCTTCTTTGTGGTCGAACATACTCATCAAACTCCATTATATCAGGAGCTTTATTATATATTTCTTCTTTTAATGCTTGCTTATCCTGTACATATCTTTTATATGAAGGACGATTACGAATACCTTTCCATATCTTTTCTCTTTCTTGAGGACTTACATCTGCTAAACTATAGCCAGCACGTACTTCTGTACGAACTCTTTCTAATTTTTTAGTTTTAGGATTAAATACTAATTCTGTTGCTGGTTGTGTCTCCACATAAGAACCTCTAATCTTTGCATTAGCTTCTGTACGAAATGAATTTCCAGTTCTTCTAATTTCAGCAGCCCTTTTTCGTAAATCTGTAACAACTTCAGGAGTTGGCTCTTTTAGTAAAGGCATCTCTAATTGTCGTTCCACTCTGGGTGGTATTACTTCTGTAGGTTCTCCATATGCAAATGCTTCATTTCTCCTACCTTGACCAAGTAATTTTCTACGTAAACCTGCTGATCTCCCTGCTGATAATTGTTCTCTTTCTGCTTGCTGTCGTTGAGCTTGTAATAATTGTGCTCTTAAACCGGATGGTGTTGCTTCTCTTGGTGGAAGACCAGAAATTTCCTTACCAAACAGTCTACTTAAAATTCTTTCTTGTTGAGGACTAACTTTTATGACATTTTGTAAAGGAGCCATCTCAGACATACCGGGATCTGTTAACATCTCTTCTCCAATAACTTCTTCCTCAGATTTTTGTCTGACTATACCAGAACCTTCCTCTTCTCCTCTCAACCGTCTTAATACATCCTGTTTCGTAGGAGGAGTTTCCTGTCGAAACATTAAAGTTTGTTCAGGAGTTGCACCCTTAAATGGAATATGTTGTCTAAATCTCTGCTCTAAAGGAATACCATATCCTAATATATCTTGATCAAGGACATCTCTTGTCTTTTGCTCCATTGCCTCTTCAGATAATCTTGTTGTACTAAGTCCTCGTTCAATAGCATCCTGTTCTTGAAGTCTTAATCTATTTTTTAATACATCATGAAGATCACTCCACTCTTTAAATTCTGGAAGTAAACGTCCAAATTCATCCCTTGGTCCAGTTTCTGGAAATCTAGCACCTAACTGTTCAAAAGTACTTTCTATATAATCTTCATCAGTTATAGGTACTCCTTTAGTTCCAGCATCCCTGGTTACTCTTGGAACTTCACGTTCAGATTTAGATATACCAACTTCCCTTACTCCCCGTAAAGGCTGGTGTCTTCCCTCTTTTAGTGCATCGTCTATTTCATTTCTAAGAGCTTCTTGCTCTTGCTTTGATAAATCTCTAGGTCTACCTTCTTCTCTTATTGATTTTCTTAATTGATCTAAATCTACTTTTTGTGCTAAAGATTCTGTACTTTCCATTCCTTGTCGTTCAGCTATACCTGACATTTCTTGAGTAAGTTTTCTTATATCTTTTTGTTGTTTAACAGTGGGTGTTTTAGTAATACCTAATGCCATTTTTGCCATTCTTACTGGATTACGTAATTCTTTAGGCCATCTAGAAAGTCCTGTTGCTTCCCATGCTCTTGGATTATAGACTCCTGCTTTAAGGGCAGCTCTTACTACATCTATATCAGTAAGTTCTTTTCCAAAGTTAAGTAATTCTTGTTGAGCAGGACGAACACTAGCAAGTTCACCAATTGCTGCCAAACGACTTTCTTCTTGTTTTAGAGTGGGAGGACCAATAGTATCCTCAAATACATCAATAAGTTCTGTTCTTACATCTCGTTCTTGTTTTCGTTGTCTTTGGGTTGCTTGAGAACGTTTTAAAAGTAATTGTGATAATCGGGAGGATTCTGGTGTGGAAGCTACTTGAGATTCAACAGCTCTTGTTAATCTTCTTTCTAATCTTGCTGGACGATCTGCCATCTCTTCAAGTACACCGGCATAACCTTCTCTTTCCCATCGGGAGAAATCAATTTCTCCTCCCTTTTTTGTTGTCCATCTTGTTGGTGCTGGGAAAAGATCAAGTTGAGGATCTTCAACTTCTTTTGATTTTGGTTTTGTTCTATATGTTAATTTACTTTCTACTCCCTTTCCTATATCCTTCTCAGGTCTTATTTCATGTACTCTTTCTTGAATTTCTGAAGATGGTTCTTTTTTTTCATATTTAAAATAGCCCTTCCGTTGGGCTAATTCTTTTACATCCCTTTCGGGCATATTTTTAAGAAGCCTCCTAGCAATTCTTATTATTTGAGCAGCAGCCATAAGATTACTTTATATGAATATTCTTTACACTATTATGGTCCAGTTTAAAAGTTTCTCCCTTTTCGTAACTTTCATTTGTTACGACAGCATGTGGAGTTCCTTTAACATCTGGTCCTTTACGAGCTGCTCCATAGCCCTGTCCTGTTGGTTTTCCATTGATCTTTTCCAGATCAGGTGGATTTTTTAATATTGTATGTGGTCCCATATTATTCTCCTATGTATATAGTTTGGACACATACTTATTGCCGTCATGTCCACCGTAGGTTTTTCTAGTCTTATGGAGTTTACCTCCATGCATCTTCTTTACCGTTCCACCTTTTGACTTGGAAACTTTACCACCTGTTTTAGACATAGCCATTGGATCAGTCAGTGCTGGTAATATACGTTGACGTTGCCTTTCAGGTACAGTATTTGGAATGGCTGGTAATACTCTTGGTGGCTGTGCTTGTGCTCGTGGCACTGGAGAAAGAGGAACAACAGATGGACGAGGAGTAGTTGGAGGTGAGACACTACGTCTTTTTATAGCTTGTGCACGTTTTAACTCATCTAATATAGCTCTATTTCTAGGTTGTGATGGAAAATCATCTATGTCCCGACTACGAATATCTTTTGCTAATTGTGCTTTCTTAGCTGCTAATTGTGCTTGTTTAGCTCCTCGTCGAACAGCCCCAGTAAGTCTGGCATAAGGAGCACCTTCTTTTGCTCCTTTATAAAGAGCTTCTACTGCTGGCTTCGTTACCTTTTCTTTTTTCTTGGCTTGCTTCACCTTAAATTTACTTTGCTGTTTTGCCTTGGCTTCTTTCTTCATCCTATATTTAGGAGGATTATTTGGACTTGTACCTGTTCCCGGTATTTGTTCCCAATCCTTCTGACTAAGATTTGTTGTAACTTTTCCTTTAGATTTTTTAGGTTGTTTTATTGGTTGAGGCATTACTGTGCTCCTTGTATTACAGGATTAGGTCCACCCACTGGATTACGAGGAGTCTCCATGTCATCCTGCCGCATCCTACGAGCTTGGTTTCTAAGTGCATCTATTGAATTTTTATAACTACCTTCCCACATCTGAACTACATCCCAACTTTTGGTAAACTTGGATGACTCTATCATACATGCATTGAACAATGCATTGTAGGCAAATTCACTAAAATAGTTGGAAGTTGTTGCAGATGTCCCTGTTGCAGAAGACAATGGGATAGGTCTACGAGTATATTGTATTTCTCCTGACAAAGCAGAAGTAGGTGTGGGA